CTGCGCCTGCAGAAGAGGAAAAGCCTGAAGAGGCTTCTGCTTCTGCTGCTTCTGCGCCTGCAGAAGAGGAAAAGCCTGAAGATGCTGCTGCTGCTGAGGAAAAAGCGGAAGAGCCCGTCGTTCAAGCACAGGCACAAGCACAAGCACCAATGATATACATAGATACAAAACCGTCCGTATCATTTTCCAATGAACACGTTATGTTTGACTCCGACAACTTGGAAAACAATGAGATACAGGATATTCCATTTGCTGGAGAAGAAGATGAAGAGGACGCCATTGATTCCGTGTTAATCATGGACGAGGTTCTCCCGATGGATTCCGATGAAGTTCTCAACTAAGCCCCCGCGTTTTACATTCCATAGATTAAAATCACTGCGCCTTAGAATGAGTGAGGGTTCTCAATCCGGATTTTGGGTTGCCATCCTCATTGGAGGAATCGTCATTGCGGCAGCAAGTGCCTTTCAACAATATAACACAAATCCTGAACAATTTAACACAAAGCCCGTCATTCGTGATTTTTGTATTGGCGCATTTCTAACGGCAATGATATATATGTTCATACCCGACACAATTCAGAATCTGCTTTCTTCTGGTCAAACGGCATTATCTTCTTTTACACAAGCCCCCGCCGTAACTGCAAATGCCGATGTAGAGCTACAAACAGGCCCTGCTCGGTTCTAGACTATTTCACAAAAACACCGGCAATTAAGAAACTATAAGATTCTTAATTTCCTGTTTTTCAACGTATCGTTTAACAAAACAAGGGATAGATAGTCTCCCAATCTCCTACGGAATTCGCCGGCACTGTGTAAGAGGAGAATATAGGGCGGAGTAGTTGGTCTTGGGGTTTCACGTTCGTTACTTTCTCCGTGATGTGTTGATACAAGTCAAAATCAGGGAATCTCTCGTCCCCGTTTTCTTCCCTTAGGACGTTTTTACCATTCTTATCCAGCAACCAAGACCACAGCAGATTCCAAAGCGGCGATTCCGTCTCTCTTACCAGCCAGTCACCCTCTTGCGATAGAATCGCCCCCTCCAGATTTTCAATTGGCATTTCTGGAAAGAGGGCTTCAAAGATACTTACCGCATAACGGCACAAGTCAAACGAGGGGTTAGGATATATGGGGGATTTTGTATTTCTCTGGATTCTGCCGAAATTATACTGGCCCTCGGCGTCTCCTCCGCTCTCGTAGTCGTCGCTGATGAACCACTCCTCGCCTACACGGAATATGGCGCGGCCGAAATCAATCAGGCGCAGAATCCGCCCATACGTGGGAATACGCCACACAGTCCCGTCGCGGGATTTATAGAACAGCCATGAATCGTCCGTGGCCGTCCAAACAATGTTATTCGTGTGTAAATCATTGTGTGTAAATCCGAGGACTCCTTGGGCTGCACAGAGTGCCGCAATAACTTGGAATGTCCATGCCGTCCAGCGCGCCTCCCATTCTGCGCTTCCCTGGGGCGCACCCACCGCCTCGTCGTCTTCCAGGAGGTCGTCCAGAACTCCGTCGGCTTCTTCCTGGAATATCATCATGACGGGGTAAGATTTCATCTCCACGAATACGGAGTATGCGTTTTCTGAGGAGCAGTCAGAAGACCCAGAAGAAGACCCTGAGGAAACACTCGTTTTCCGAGTTCCAAAGGTGGAAACACTCTCCAATTCCTCTAACACAGTTGCTGAAGCTTCGCCTTGGCCCTCGCCTTGGCCCTCGCCTTCGGCAGAAAGAGAAACATGGCTCTTTGCCTCAGAATGAGAATCTGTCGACGAGGAGGAATAGGAGAATGCAGTGGAACGAAGAGAGCTGTTGGGCGTTGCAAATAGTTCGTCAGAAGACTGTGATTCAGAGCCAGAGCTGTCAGAAGAATCGTCCTTCTCAACGTATAATTGAAACTTTCCTTCCCTCCTCCTATTCCAGAAATCCTTGTATCTCCTGTAGCTTTCGAACTCATCGGTGATATTGAAACGATACGTGTCGGCCGTGGCTTTCCAGCCACCGTAAAACTGGCAAAAATGGGGGCTGACATTTCTTTCGCGAAGCTGTCCCAGCAAATAATTGGCCAGCGTATCTATGTATGCCTGATTCATGGGGTTATTCAGCTTGTATAGGCGACGCCGTTCGCCCTTTTCAGCATGATCGTAATAATTCTTGACAAACAGGGCTGGGTCCAGTAAATGCGAAACCTTGCAAAATGCCTTGGTCTTCTTTTTGTCTGTCTTCCCTTGCTTTCCAACCGTCTCAATGAGACATTCCCTGCTTCCTTCAAAATCCACCAGTTTTATAAACATCTGGTCTGAATTCAGTTGTCCTTCGGAATCTGGCATGGACCCCATAAACTTTCCAACAATCGGTGTAAGAGAAGATACGTCTGTATAGCCAGGAATTTCTGGGGCCTTGGAGTACTTTCTCCAAGCAGGCAACGCCACTGGAATTGGTTGGTTTAAACAGGGGTCCATTCTAACCGGTCATCGGGGTTTGAAAGGCGGATATAACACGCATTTTTTAGAATAAGAATTTCCTTTCTCTGAATACAAAGAATGACGGACGCTGGTGCCGCCTTAAATGTTGGTATCCGGAAGTTCGACATGAAAATGATTCCGCAAGACGCCGTGTGTGTTTTCATTGGGCGTCGTCGTACGGGCAAGTCAACATTGGTACGGGACTTGCTCTTTCACCATCAAGAAATGCCTTTGGGGACCGTAATTAGTGGTACAGAAGAGTCCAATCAGTTCTATAAGAAACTCATTCCTCCGTTGTTCATTCATGGAGATTACAGTCCCGTGATTATTGCCAATTTCTGTAAACGCCAGAAGCTGATTATGGCGAAGGTGCAAAAGGAGATTGAGGCGCATGGGGCGGGTCGCACAGACCCTCGCAGCTTCTTGATTATGGACGACTGTCTATACGACGACAGTTGGTTACATGATAGAAACATCCGGTATCTCTTCTTGAACGGTCGTTGGCTGAAAGTGTTCTTTTTGATTACTATGCAATATCCCCTCGGCATTCCTCCGATGTTGCGCACCAATGTGGATTATTGTTTCATTCTGAGAGAGCCGTATGTTACCAACAGGAAGCGCATTTTTGAGAATTTCGGCAGTGCCTTCCCCAGTTTCGAGTTCTTCTGTCAAGTGATGGACCAGTGTACGCAGAATTACGAGTGTATTGTCATGAACAACAATTCGCAGAGCAATAAGCTGGAAGACACGGTGTTTTGGTACAAGGCACAGATGCACGGCGAATTCCGTATTGGCGCGCAGGAATTCTGGAATCACGCCATGGCCAATTACAAGGAAAAAGACGGGGAAGAGTCGAATGAATACGACGCCACCGCCGCAAAACGCCTGAAAGGGCCGATGATTCAAGTTCGCAAATATCCTACCCAATAGAGTAGTAAATGGCAAAGGGTGTATGTATGAAGGATTTGTGCTTGGCCTTGGGTCTTATATTTGTTCTGGGCCTTGTCCTCGTGTTTTTACGGTCGCCTGTGGCCGAGGGCTTTTATTCCGGCGGCGGGAGCGCCATGAATGCGTGCGGCGCAGATATGCCGTGCGGCGGGGATTTGAAATGCATCAATGGATTCTGCGCTAAAACGGAGAAGGTGGTGGTGGAAGAAAAAGAGCCTGTAGATATGCTGGTTCCTGGTGCTCCTGTGCCGTATTTTTAAAGGGTGTGTCAGAGTAGATATGGCGAGGCTTTCTATACGCAAAGTAACCTGGTATGCAATTATCGGTTTACTTGTGGCCGTTGCTCTTCTTCCTATTCTGAAGGCGGCGGCGCCTGAGTATTTCCCTGGCAGCATTTCTGGCTTTCGTGACCTGGATTGCGCGGGTATGACGTGCGGTGAGGGCCAGTTCTGCCAAAACAATAAGTGCCAGAATGTGGCGACGCGTTATCCCGAGGCAGTTCCCGAGGGTGATGAGTAACTCGTTAGTCTAGCGTAAATTCCATTTGTGATTCGGAAATTCGGAATCGTAAATGAAAGGACTGTACTGCTGAATTAGACCTATTTACTCCTTCTTCTCCATCTTCCGCTGAATGGCCAGGTCGGCCGGGCCAGAGAACATGGCATCGTAGGAGCCGCCTCCTAGAGCTGCAGGCGTGGGCGGCTCTGACTCTGACTCCGCGATATTCGTGGAATCCGCGGCAGAATCGCGCGTCCGCGCAGTCCCCACACGCTTCGCCTTTTGCTCATTGTAAAAGGTATCACGTGCATCCTCGTTCTCGCGATACTTCTTCATCAGAGTGTTCAGCTGCTCGTTGGCATACTCCTGCTCCCCCACCTTGCTAGGCTCAGGCTCCCACGCCATCCACTTACCGACGGAGCCCATGTAGATGTTGAAGTTCGGGTCCGAGCGCTGCAGCTTCTTTGCGCGCACCGAGGCCTCCGCCTCAGAGGCGAAAACACCCCGGACCTTAATTCCACGAATCGTGGTCCGAAACTCGTTCATCTTGAAGAACTCCTCCTCTAGAGCTGCCGAGTTCTTGAATAGGAAATCCTCGTACTCCTGCTTCACGGTGCCCTGAGAAATCTCGCGTAAATTCTTGCGGCAGTGCTGCTGGAAATCCTCCACGAACTTGTCCACGCGTAGCAGAGAATTACGCACATCGTCAACAACAGAAGAACCGCTCAGATCCAAGGTGGGCGACAATTTACTCAGGTTACCGGCAATATTCTCTAACTTTGTATTCACCGCCTGAAGCTGCTCCGCCATCCAGGCCTCCAGCTTGGACGTCTTCCACTGCAACTCGTAGTCCTTCAGGAAATTCTGGAAAAAGAAAACATCCTTATTCGCCAAAATCTTCTCGGGGCTGAGGAAACTAATGAGAACCACCTTCTGGCTGGAAATCTCGGGGTCCTCCGTCAGAAAATCCTCCTCGGGCTCGGCGCCATGCTTGCTCATTTCTATTGGAATCTTTCCGATAACTTTAGACCGGATTTATCGTTTAAAAAATCTATAGAACAAATATAAGGTAAGATGGACATGAATGATCTCCTCACCCGTGTTATCAAGTATGTAGTTGAGGGCGTGGCGGTTGCGCTCGCGCTTGTGTTCATCCCCCGGAAGCCCCTGCCCCTCGACGAGATTCTCACGGTGACCATCGCGGCGGCGGCGGTGTTCGCGGTGCTGGACATCTTCTCCCCCTCCATCGGCGTGACGGCGCGCCAGGGTGCGGGCTTCGGCATTGGCGCGAACCTGGTCGGCTTCCCCATGGCTCGTTAAATTGACGACGAATTCTCCAAATAATGTTTACGACACATTGGCAAATACTTGTCGGCCCCGCCGACATATATTTGCTCCGACTTACCCTCCTTTTCAGAGACAAGCGCAGAGAACAACGCCACAGTCCCATCACCACACCTTTTACACAATGCAGTGAGGCGCGTCACCGTATCCGCCAGAGGAACGAGTCTCAAAATATCCCCAAATGGCTTCCTATCTGAATCCCCATCTAGCCCTACAACAATCACATCCTTATTGTCCGTCTCCACAGCCTTCAAGACAATATCATAGAGACCGCTAAAGAACTGCGCCTCTTCAATGATTATAAGGGGACACGCATACGCATCTGCGGCAAATATCTTGGCCAACTCGCCGACACCAAGACCATGTGCCGCTACGCCGTCTAAATCATGTGTCTTAATGGAACATCCGTCTTCATTATAACGTGTATCCAACATACACGTTACAATGAATACATCTCGCCCAATCGCCTTTGCGCGTCGAACACGCTGCAGAACGGCAGAAGACTTTCCGGAAAACATAGGGCCGACAATCAATTCAAGGGTCATATTACAGGACTTCCTTTTACACAGGCCTGGAAACTCAATTTTTGGAAAATCAAAGCATGAGGCGAGCACACAGACCCCCATGATATTTCCGACGCATCTCTCGGCCAATGACCTCATAGATACGCGTGATATTCGGCCGACTAGTCTTTATCTCTATTCCGAGAACTTTCTCATATAGGGCGACCGTCGCTTCAGGCACTGAAAACTCCTTTCCTTCTTGTAACATCGCAACAAGTAAATTATTATACGACTCATTCAAAATCGGCTCTTCAGGCAACTCCACGCCGACGTCCAAGGACAAATCCGCCAAATACACGTAAAATTCCAGAAGCTCTTTCAGCCGACTTTCTGGAAACCAGTCGAGAAATCTGATTTCCACGCCGTGATTGTAATGCTTCCGATAACTGATATCCATACCCAGCTCTTCCAACATATTGTATCCACTGGTTGCGTGGTATTTCTTATACCACCAGAAATCTGTACCGCTGCCCCTAATATCTTTCACGGGAACCGTGACGATTTTGCCAACGGGCATGGCGTTTGTGTCAAAGGTACATATCCCAATATACCGAGAAACGGCGCATCTCTGCGAACCCCGTGAATACTCCTTTGACACAGCCGATAAAGGGTCACTTGTTCCGAATTCAGCAACGATAAATGGCTCTAACCATTGAATCAGACGGATATACTTGCGATGGTCTTCTTTGAATTTTGTGTGGTCTAGAAGCTTAGGAAGACGATTTTTATCTAGTTCTCCTAGCGCCGTTGGAAGAGTGATATTGATATGGTAGGTGCCGTTATTGAACATGGCAATATTCTTCGGATTTGTGAAATGTACGACGAATCCAGGATTTTCCGTGGGAAATGCCAGGAGTCCCTTATCCGTATAAACCCCACGTTCTTTTAAAAACGTGTTGACCGTGCTGAGGAAATATTCTTTGGATTTTACCAATTCACGCACGGTGCGACTCACGGTTGTTTTATAGAAATCTTGGGTCATGAATTCAATGGAATCTCCGTCAAAAATACAATTCTTGTCAAATATCTTGGAAAATTTGCGAGGGCGGCAGCAATAATAGGAAGGTTTATGCGAATATAGTTCTTGGAAAAACGTCTTTCCATTGTATTTGGGATTCGGTTTAGGATTCTTTTCATACGTGGTCAGATGATTCCCTGACATATCCATTTTATTGAATGCGTGTGCATTGAAGAAAAACGGAACGGGGAAAAATCCAGAGGCGTCTGGAAACAGTTTTTCAAATGCCTGTTTGTATTGCGGCTTATATGTCGTATAATATCTTACACTATATCTTTCAGCGGCGTGATTATTGCGCATGACTGGGGCGGCAACATACAAGGGCTTGGCGAATTGTAAATACGTCTCTTCTTCAATGCCGATACCCCAGAAGGTTTCATTGGGTTTATACATGGATTTATATCGGAGATGTTTCACGAATTCTGTATATCCCATGACTAATAAACCCGTAGATATTTGTCGGCACAGGCGAAACGGGTCTAAATGGTGGCGAGATACTTATACTTCCTTATTAGAAATGTGCTTCAATGCTGAAGTGAGTCTTGTCACATTTTTGATTGGTACAATATTCTCGGCAGTTATATTTCAGTTAGGAACACCCCTAGATAAGATTATAGGATTATTTGGGGTATATATTTCTCTTATGCAGGGTATAGAATTTCTTTTATGGAGGCACCAAACATGTGACCAATATCATAAGAATGTATCTGTTCTAGGCGCCCTGCTTAACAGCGCGCAGCCGATTGTTCTGGGAATACTGGCACTTATATATAGTACTCGTGTGGAGAATAAGGGATATGTATTCTTACTTGTTACAGCCCTATGTCTATATGGTGTGTATTCTTATATTGATAAGACTGCTTTTATTCTAAGTCCCGAGCTACATTGTACGCAACCTAGGCCGAATGACCCTCATTTACATTGGAATTGGGCACAAAACTACCCTTGGTCGTCAGATTGGTTAGTATATATAAGTTCTATAGTACTCATTTCTATTATCGGAATGCCGACTCTTTCACAAGGAATTGGATTGGGCGCATATTTCTTAATCTCTATGATTGTTACGGGAATGGTATATCCGAGACAAGAAGTGGGTTCCTTGTGGTGCGTATTTGGAGCGCTGACGCCTCCTTTGTATTATGCGTCACGTGTCTTAAAAATAATAAAGGCTTAGCGGGGGCGGCCTTACTTACTTACAAACGTATCTGCATGAAAGTCCTTCATCATTCTCTGAATATCTTTTGCTACTGTGAGAAGTTCGAACATTGTATTATAGAAATCTTCCTTTGTGAGTCCCTTTGGTTGAGGCGGAGAAGCAGCAGGCGACTGTCCAAGGCTAGAAGGCACAGCATGAGCAGAAGCCACAATTGTAGGCGGATCTGCAACCTGGGAACCCTTTCTCTGCCGTTTTACAATTGCTTCCTGAACTCCCCTTTCACTCAGTCCAGTATATTTCATGATTTGCTCTATCGGCCGATTGTCATTGAAATGATAATCTGCCGCTATTGATTTTAGCCTTGATAGGATAGATCCTGCACTCCGTTTGTGAATTTCTGCAATTTCTGCATGCGTCAGATTTTTCCGAATTTCTGTAAGAAGTTGGACGACTTCTTCATCTGCCCAAGGCTTTCCAAGATTCACAAATTTCTCGGGATTTTCATCCTTAAGCTTTTTACAGAAATATGCGGCAGACATAGATTCAGCGGGACCTGTGTGAAAGGTGTGTGGCGGTGGTTCAATTTTTGTTGCTAAATAGACCGAATAAACTCCCAGCTCAAATCCTTACAGATGAGTTGCCAAATCTTGTCCTGATTATACAGCTTATCTCTGTTTTTCAGAAGGGGGAAACACTGGAGATAATTGTCCAACTCCAGAAGTTCGCAGAATTTATAGAGAACATAAGAATATGACAAGAAATTACTGCGGGTCTTGGGGCAATGTTTGACGAAGGACCCCTGGATTTCCTTGAACATGAATCGCAACTTCTCTTCCACTTCACGAGACATTACGGGCGCATTCTTGCCGTTGATGCGGTTCAAAATATAGGGCACGTGCTCGTAGAAATTCGTGCACTTGAGCTTTTTCAAGATTTCTCGCACTTTTCCAGGTTTAATGCTCTCGGCATTCGTAATACGCTCCTTCTTCAGCTCCTCCAGAATTGCCTGGAATACATCCTCAGGAATTTCTGTGCTTTCCTTCGCTTGGAATTGTGCGAGCCACTCATTGAAATGGTTAATGCGTTTATAAGCGTAATAGGTGACCTCGCGAGGCGGGTCCTTGTAGCTCGGTTTATCACTGTCAATCAGCACGAATTCCTGGTGTCCGCAAGAATCGCAGAAAAACAGGGCCTCGTTATTACTGAACGTCATTTCTTTATCGCACAATTCGCACATTCCGTGGGGGTCTTCAAAGGAAGTGATAGCTGCCTTTGCATGGTCTGGGTCCACCTTCTGTAGATATTTTTCCAGTAAAACCTCACGGCCTTCACGGCCTTCTCGTTCTTTTTGGCGAGGCTTCTGCTGCTTATCCTGCTCCTGCTGCTGCTGCGAAGTATCACCCTTCTGCAAGGCAGCCAAGACACTTCCTGGCTTAGCCTTCACAACCTTTGACACACTCATTTGGTCACCGCTTTGGATTTTATCCTGTAAGTCATAATAATTAAACAGAATCTCGCCGGCCCCGAAAAAATAATCATATACAGGTTTATTATTTA